CAGGTATGGGACAGTTCAATGACCAATGAAGACTGGCGGTACACAGACGAAAGAATGAGACTCCGTGCTCAGGTTTTCCAGATTCTTCTTTCACGATTCGGATCTAAACTTGACGAGAACGGAAACCCAATGTATAATATGAAATCTATTACGGAGTGCGCCCACGACTGGGTTTCGCAAGGTAATATGAGATCAGATGGTATTGTAAAGTACTATCTCGCCTACTATTCGTAGGTTTTTATTGACTCAGTAGCTCAGTGGATTAGAGCAACTGCCTTCTAAGCAGTCGGTCGTAGGTTCGAGTCCTACCTGAGTCGTAACGGACTTGGCAAACGTCCGTACTCACGTCTCCGAGAGAAAAAAGAATCGGAAATCCAACCCATGTGAGTGAGAGGTGGGATCCCTCTTGGTGCTACCGCTGCTGACGAGTGGCGGTTATTTCCTTGGCCTATAGTTCAGCGGCAGAACGTCTGACTGTTAATCAGAATGTCCCTGGTTCGATCCCAGGTGGGCCAGTTACCGAGGTCTTCTCGGTATATACATAGATTGAATTCACATGATCGATTTCGATAGTTTTACAGGACGATTTTATCTTTGCTACAAAGGACGAATTGTATGGTTTGATTGTTATGATCACGCCGAAGACTGGATTCAACTAAACAACCTGGAGGAATACTTCAATGGACTGGGACAGCACAACGAAAGATCAAAAGCGTAAAGATGCATTTCACATCTTTTACGAAAGCGTACTGAAACCAGACCACGAACTACGTCAAGATGCACATGAGCAGAAATGTTATAATGAACTTCTTGAATGGCGTTCCGAAGTTATTGCTTACTTAGATCGTCGAAGAGTCGAAGAATTCTATTGACGGGGAGTGGCGCAGTTTGGTAGCGCGCTTGCTTTGGGAGCAAGATGCCGCAGGTTCAAATCCTGTCTCCCCGATCCCCAAATAATTGAGGACTATTAATGCCAGAAATCATCAAAATCAAAGACATGGAAGCAAACATGGATCACTATATGGATCGATGTGAAGCAGGAGAAACGTTCTTTATTGAACACGAAGATGGTAAACTGGTTGCAATGGTTCCTGCGAAGGAATTTGAGGACGCAAAGGAAATCATCAACGACTTCCATTACCAGCATAATCATGACGATGCTTGCTAATTTATCTGAAATAAACTAATGACATTTGAAGAACTATTTGAAGGTACTTTTGAAAACGAGAAACAGGCAAAGTCTGGTACTCAATGGTCTTGGATCGTAATCAAGAACGAGAAGATTGACACAGATACCTTTAGGTGTACTCAAGCGTATAAGTTTGATGAAGATAACCCCTATAAAGAATACATCACCAAGTTTACCTATGACGGTAACAAAGTCTATTCCAGAATGTATACTAAAGATCTGGAATACCGCCAAGGTTGTGATCTAGTTTTTGAATTACAAGACGATGGTGTGTGGTATGGTCATAATACCTGTAAAGACTGTTGGGTAGAGGTTGGTAAAATCAAAGCATATCAACTCTCTGACATCCGTATTAGTGAAGGTCATTACAACATCATTGATGTGGGTGTTGATCCAGTTAAGAGAGACATTGTTTGGGGTTCCAAATATGGTTATCTCAAGTTTGTGCCAATTTAGCTCAGTTGGATAGAGCAGCTGTTTTGTAAACAGCAGGTCAACGGTTCAAGTCCGTTAATTGGCTCTAGTCTCGGACAGACTTAAAACTTGCCCTGGTCGGGATGGGTTTTATGACCCCTCGGGTTTCTTGTTTTTCCATAAGAACAAGTGGTGCGGATGGGATAACCTCCCGCCAGGTTTCTTGTTTCCTGTCAAAGAACAAGTGGCGTGCATGGCTTTTTGGGGACTGACCGTCCCCACCCAGTCGGTATGGCGGAATTGGTAGACGCGCTGGGTTTAGGTTCCAGTGGCTTTATGCTGTGGAGGTTCAAGTCCTCTTACCGACATTTTACAAAACTTGACAAAATGTAAAGTTTACTATATAATAGTAACAGTTCTTTACATAAGACAATGACCGTAACAACGAATGAGTATGGCCAACAGAATATGTTCGCCAAAGAACCTCAGATGTATGTTTCTAAGACCGACGCTGAGCGTTATGGTTACGAGACATATGCAGAACGCGCTGAGAAACTAAATGGTCGCACTGCGATGCTTGGTTTTATTGCAGCAGTTATTTCTTATGCTACCACTGGTAGTATTTTCTTCTTCGGTGCCTTCGGCATCTGATGATTCCCGCACTTTTATCACTAAATTTTTATCGGAGATTTACAATGAACGAAACAGCAGAACGTTTTAATGGTTGGGCAGCAATGATCGGTATCATTGCAGCATTCGGTGCATACGCAACAACAGGACAGCTTATCCCAGGAGTCTGGTAATGGATGTGTTGGCATCTGTAATCCTAGGATTCGGGGTCGCATGGTTGATAATCAATTTTAATACTGATATTGATAATGATGACGATGATCTTGGTGGTGGCATGATGGTTCCAGCGACAAACCCCATTTGACAAAAGACACAATTAGTTGTAAAATCTAGGTTCGTTCACACACTACGTTTAATGACTTTCAATGTTACTCTCATCTCTCCCGACGGCACCACGAATGCCATTACCTGTGAGGACGATCAGTACATTCTCGATGCGGCTGACGAAGCGGGTATTGACCTACCCTATTCGTGCCGTGCTGGTGCTTGCTCGACGTGTGCGAGCAAACTTGTATCCGGCACTGTAGATCAGTCTGATCAGTCTTTCCTAGATGATGATCAACTGGAAGCAGGATTTGTACTCACCTGTGTTGCATATCCTACTTCTGATGTTACAATTAAAACTGAACAAGAGGACTCACTTTACTGATGATTGGAAAACTTGATCCTGATGAAGACGTTATGGATGATTCTATTATCGCACAACGCAAATCAACTGCTGTGATGAAGTCAATTCATGATGACATCAAAGATACTATCAGCAAACTCGGTTGGGATTGTTATGATAATGTCACAGTGGAAATTGCTGGTACTTCAGTTTATGAAATTGAAGGTGCAGGAACTAAATGGGCTCCACATAAGGGAACGGTTAAATATAATAAAGATGCGTTCATTGTGATCAAAAATCTTGATCGCAATCCAACTGTTCCATCTCAACCAAACCCTGAACTGAAAGCCCACCATGCCGAATCCTGATGCACTCTGGGAAGACATCCAGAAACTTGATGACTTATATGAGGAACTCCTTTGGGATCCTGATGATGAGTTGCAATTCACACATGATGGTGAAAAGATCATAATTATCAATAAAACTCAGAGTCTTAAGTATAAATAACTATTCTTTGCACATTTAAAATGGCACTTCTCGCAACAGTTGGTATTTTACTCGGTACTTTTGTGGGTGCCGCGTTGATGACACAATCAGGTGAAGAGTCTACTAAGACATAATACGCAAATCTAAAATCATTATAAAATATAAACAAATTAGGGTAGAACTCTTATAAAATAAGGGGGTTCTACCCAGTTTTTTTGCCAGTAGTCACATGAAGAATTTGCACCAGACATACGGTCACTATCTACACACCGATAAACTGCTCGACGATCATGATATTAATGAGCGAGTTCTATCATATGGGTGGACCGATGATGGTGAAAAATTAACTGGGTATTATGTCTTGACAGAAAACCACCATCTGTACTATAATCTTCAGGACCAATTGGTTGAGAAGGTTCCTTCTGAATCAGTCGCTGGTCGCGTTGCTTGACAGATTTGAAAAAATCTGTTAGTATAAATACTTAACCTTGTGTCAATATTTGTTACAAGGGTATACTTAACTACGGAACTATGTCGAAGTTCCTATCATCCGTGGGTTAAACTCTACGAGAAATAACTAAAGGTACAAACAATGATCAAATCTTTCTTCGCTGCTGTTGCAGCTGCTCCTCTCTTCGCTGGTGCTGCAATTGCCGGCCCTTATGTCAATGTAGAAACGAATGCAGGTTGGACTGGTTCTGACTACACTGGCGCTACTACTGATTTCCATGTGGGCTATGAAGGCGCACTGGGTGACTCTGCTTCCTACTACGTTCAAGGTGGCGCTAGTCTGGTCTCCCCTGACAGTGGTTCTGATGACACTGTTCCTTCTGGTAAGGCAGGTATCGGTGTTGCTGTTACCGATTCGGTTGGTCTCTATGGTGAAGTCTCCTTCATCGGTTCTGGTGACGACTCCATCGACCGTGGTTACGGTGGTAAGTTGGGCGTGAAGTACAACTTCTGATCACTTGACAGTGTGATATAATATAGGGGTCTACGGACCCCTTTTTTTATGCGCTACCTTCTCCACCCTCTGACTATCATGAATCTACTGATCTGTGGATCTCTTGGGGTTATTGAATTTGTCCATACTAGAGCACATCACACTTTAGATCAAGATGTCCATGGACATGTCCATAGAGCACTACAAAAAAACCCCGAGTTAGCACGTTCTACCTGTTGGGAGTTAGACTAATGAAAAAGAAATTAAAAAAAGCGGTCAAAGAATTCTTTGCACCGAGTATTAAAAACGAACATCTAAGTATTGATGATAAGATCAATCAACTTAGTGAAAGACTATGTGATCTTGAATCAGATAATTTGAAATTAATTGTTCGGATTGCTCACCTTGAAGCCAAACTTGACAATCACGAACATGGAGGGGGTTGACAGCCCTCTTCTTTTTTTGTATAATATGGGAAAATCATTTTGTCATGAACTACAAACCTTATTCACCTGAGTGGCATAGGTATCGTTATCTTAAGGAAGCGATTGATAAATACTTCGAGGATTACGTTGACAACGAAATTATCTACGAAGACATTATGAACATTCTAGGAGATAGAATGTCAAATGCAGTCAATGAAGTCAACAAAGTTCTTGATTTAAAAGACAAACTCAAAAAGAACTAACATGCTTTCAACCCAGTATCGACTCCGATTGGAGTTCATCTGCAAAAAGATTGCTAACAACGAAGAAGTAAAACTAGAAGATATGATCTGGGCAGAGAAACTTGCCAAGGCTCATACAACTGCTAGAGATTGGTTGAACAAAGCACGCCGGCAGTCCAATGGGATTGAGGAGGGCAGTATCGACGATTTTATGAATAAGATGGGACTAGGAGACCCCGACCCATCTAACCATAGAACGGGGTTTGAAGGTGCTGATGAAATTGTAGACTGGTTCCAACGCGATAAACCTGATGACTGGAGACAACGTGACTAAACTGAATATTGCCAAAAATTTGGTAGAGAAGATTGAAGATCTCTTAGATGGTAAAGCACATTACGTTGAGTGCTCTGACCGTACTACATATCATAAAAAAATTGTAATTGAATACGATCACGAAAACAAATGACAGAAAACGCAGTTCTCTATTCAAAAGAAAATTGTCAGTGGTGCGACCGTGCCAGAATGTTACTTGACAATTTGGACATCGATTATCTCGAATACAAATACGAAAAAGATTTTACTAAAGAACAATTCTACGATGAGTTTGGTGAAGGTGCTACCTTTCCCCAGGTGAACTTTGGTTCGACTCACGTCGGCGGATTCAAGGACACACTGCATTACCTGCAGGACAGACGAGTTATTTGACAAACCCCCTAACCCATAGTATAATACAGAGGAAATCAATCAAGTCTTTCGCTTCTGTGTTAGTTTCTAAATAATCATAGAACTATAGGGGGACACACTTTTTCTCATTAGAAACAAACGCAGGGAGTAAACCAATGATGATAGCTGTTTATGTGTTCGTAGTTCTCGGAGCATTCCTCATGGGAACTGTAACCTCTTGGGTCGCCAAGGATCATATCGATGCCTTCATCGATAATGCTGCATATGCAAAAGCAGTCACGCATCCAGAAATGCTGAACTCTGATGGCACTGTTGATCAGTCTGAACTGTTAACACTAAGCTTTTTGTCAGAAGAAGACTTTGATGACGATGATGACCTATGAATTAAGATCATGATTCTCGTTGATATGAATCAGTGCATGATCAGTAACTTGATGATGCAGATTAAAGTCGGTGACAAACTAGATGAAAAACTAGTCCGACATATGGTACTCAATTCCCTGAGATCTTACAATAGAAAGTTCAGGGAAGAGTATGGAAACATGGTCCTTTGCTACGATAGTAAACACTATTGGCGCAAGGACTATTTTCCTTTCTATAAACAAAATAGAAAGAAAGACAGAGAAAAATCTAATCACGATTGGAACGCAATCTTTGAAGTTCTGAACAAGATTCGTGATGAGATTAGAGAAAACTTCCCATACATTGTAATGGAAGTATCTGGTGCTGAAGCAGATGACATCATCAGTGCTCTGTGTAAGTATTCTTCGGAGACATCAGATGAAAAGGTGCTAATCCTTTCTGGTGATAAAGACTTCATTCAACTCAAGAAGTTCTCTACTGTTAGTCAGTACAACCCTCTTCAAAAACATTTTGTTAAAGATGTAGATCCTATTGAATACATCGCAGAACATATCATCAAAGGTGATCGCTCTGATGGTATCCCTAACTTCCTTTCTTCTGATGATACTTTCGTTACCAACAAAAGGCAACGACCAATAAGTAAGAAGAACTTAGAGAAGTGGATTTATTCTAGTCCTTCTGTATTCTGCAATACACAGGAGAAACTAGATAACTATGAGAGAAACAAGACACTAATTGATCTTGACTGTATGCCTGTAACACTTCGACAGGAAATTGTCGATAAATTTAAAGTGTTAAATAGTAATGATAAAACAAAGTTGTCGATTGACTACTTCGTCAAGAACGAATTGACTTCACTCATGAATAACTTGGAGGATTTTTAAACCATGGCTGAATTACAAAAAGACCAAATGCTTCTTTCTGAAGTATTGCAAAAGGTATCTAATGCTAAAACAAAAGCACAGAAGATCAAAATTCTAAAAGAACTTCGTACTGATGCCCTTGTCTCTATCCTGATTTGGAACTATGATGACAGTGTAAAGTCCATGCTCCCTGAGGGGGATGTACCTTACACACCAAATGATGCACCAGTTGGTACAGAACACACTCGTCTTCTGCAAGAGTATCGTAAACTGTTCCACTTTGTAAAAGGTGGTAATGACTCACTGCAGAGAACTACTCGCGAAAGGATGTTCATCCAAATGCTTGAAGGTCTCAGTGCTGCTGAAGCATCACTTATCTGTTTAGTGAAAGATAAAAAACTTCAGAAGAAATACAAAGTAACCAAAGCTTGTATTGATGAGGCATACCCCGACATCGAGTGGGGGAATCGCAGTTGAAGAAAGGAGTAAAGATTCTCCATAAAAAATGCCATCCAGACCTCGCTCAAGACAGATCTCTGCCTTATACAGCCTACTTGGTGACATATGTTGAAGATGGAGAGACTAGTTACGATATCGCAACCTGCAGTAAACAGGTAGAATTATTTGATTATTATTGGGATCTTTATAGACATGACTTTAAGAGATTCGATCAAACTGAAGGAAGAGTCAATCCGAAACTTTGGAACCCAAAGAAGGATGAAAAAAAATGAAAACCTTAGATGTTGCTTTAGTACAATTCTTTCGTAGAGTTGAAGTGATCACCGCTATGGAGATGGGTGGTAAGATCTCATCAGAAGAGGCTTACCAACGAATCAAAATCGAGATGAAACTACTAAAGAAAAATAGAAAACATATCAACAAAGCCTCCTAACGGAGGTTTTTTCTTGACATAATAAGCGCTTAATGTTAGAATTACATCATGTTCGGAGAAAACTATGACGGTTAAACTTGTCTCGGTCACACCTGATGCTGAGAAGACAATGGCTTATGTTGCTAGGGTTTCCAATCCTAACAACCAACCCAACCCCAACTATGCGGGTCTGCTTCGTTACTGCATCAAACATCAACACTGGTCTGTGTTTGAACAAGCATTCATGACTCTGGAGATTGAGACTACCCGTGGTATCGCAGCCCAGATCCTACGTCATCGTAGCTTCACATATCAGGAATTTTCACAACGGTATGCAGATGTAAGTCTGTTGACCGACAACATTCCGATTCCTGAACTACGCCGTCAAGATACTAAGAATCGTCAGAACTCAACTGATGACCTCCCTCCTGGTGTTGTTGAACAGTATCAGAAAAAGATCCAGAAACACTTTGATGATGCTTCTGCACTCTATCAAAACCTTCTGGATGTGGGAGTCGCAAAAGAGTGTGCTCGCTTTGTCCTGCCTCTCGCTTGTCCGACTCGTATCTACATGACCGGCAGTGTTCGGTCTTGGCTTCATTACATCGATCTGAGGTCCGCCCACGGTACTCAGAAAGAACACATGGACATCGCTAATGCATGTCGTGACATTTTCAAAGAACAATTCCCAATTGTTTCTGAGGCGATGGAATGGAATACATGATCTATGATGATTTCCTCCCTGAAGATTTGTTTGTACAAGTCAGGGATGCAATCATCAATCCCAATTTCCCCATGTATTATCAGATCACTACAGCGACTGATAAAGAACGACAAGATGAAATTAGTTTTGCCCATACTCTTTATAGAGACTATGGACCAACTAGTAGTAATTTTGATATTCTAAAGTTGTTGATTGGTCAAAGTGATATCATTGATTGTAAATCTATTTTGAGATCAAAGATCAATTGCTATCCTAGAACTGAGAAACTTGTCGAACATGATCTACACACTGATTATGATTTCCCACATAAAGGTTTCTTATATTACTTGAATACTTGTGATGGGTATACTATACTGAATAATGGAGAGGATACTGTAGACAGCGTTGAAAATCGACTTTTGGTTTTTGATCCTTCTATCCCACACGCATCCACATCATGCACTGATGAAAAGTGTAGATGGAACATTATTATGAATTACTTATGAACATCTTTGTGACTGACCCTGACCCTGTTGCCTGTGCTAAAGTTCTCCCTGATAAACACATTGTTAAGATGCCACTTGAATGCTGTCAAATGCTATCTATTGTTGCATCTGACAAGTGGGGTCATGGATTTGGTACGCTTCCGAAAGCAGACGGTAACCCTTATGCGACTGAGAAGGGTGCATTCCGTAATCATCCTTGTACTAAATGGGCAAATGACTATGTACTCAACTGGAGGTGGTTGATTCGTCATGGTCTTGCCCTATGTGAAGAGTATTCACATAGATACCAAAAGATCCATACCTGTCTTACTGCACTATCACATGCAAACCAAATTTTCCCGTTTGGAGATCCTACAGGTAGATCTGGAAAACACCCTAAACCCTTTGTTCGCGCTATGCCAGATGAGTTTAAACTTGACACAAGCATCGACACTTTTACTGCTTACAAGATGTACATTAGCAGCAAACCTTGGGTTGCATCTAATTATCTTCGTGACCCATCCAGAAAGCCCGATTGGGTCTGAGTCATGAGACATATTTTATTTACTTTAAAAGAATGTCCACACTACCTCCTAGATGATGAAGCACATATTCGTGAATCCTTAGTTGCTGCTGCAATACTTGCAGAGAGTACACTTCTAGACTTGTCATCACACAAGTTTGATCCACAAGGAGTCACTGCGGTTGCTTTACTTGCTGAGTCACACATCAGCATACATACATGGCCCGAAAAAGGTATGGCTGTCTGTGATGTATTTACTTGCGGGGATCACACTAAACCAGAATCCGCTGCAAAGTATCTGTATCAAGTCATGGGTGCCAAAGATTCGGTCTCTGAAACCTTCACCAGACCATTGCACTAAATAAAACTACACCATTTAAGATTATGCCCACATACCCTGTTGTCAATAAAGTGACTGGAGAAAAACAAGAACTCCGAATGTCTATGCAGGAATACTGCACCTGGAAGGATGAGAATCCAGACTGGGATAAAGATTGGTCTGCAGGGGTTGCAGGCGTCGCCGAAGCTGGTGAATGGAAAAACAAAGTTGACGGTGGATTCAAAGATGTCTTGACGAATATCAAGAACCACCATCCAGGCGCCACATTTGAAGTCTAAACAAAACTATGCCAAGAAAGAAGAAATCTCTCGCTGATACTAGCGCAAAGGTAATGCGTCGTAAGAAACCGATCAATAATGATCAACTTCTTGACATTTCGCCACTTACCCCAACACAAGATAAAGTGTTTGAGGAGTGGACTAAGGACAAAAACCTTTGTCTCTATGGTGCTGCAGGTACAGGTAAAACATTTGTTGCTCTGTATCTTGCACTGAAGTCTGTTCTAGATGAGAACACTCCCTATGAGAAGATCTATATCGTCAGATCTCTTGTAGCAACCCGTGAGATTGGTTTCCTTCCTGGTGACCATGATGACAAAGCTGCATTGTATCAGATTCCATATAAGAACATGGTTCAATACATGTTCGAGATGCCTTCTGATTCAGACTTTGACATTCTCTATGATAAACTGAAAGAACAGGAAACTATTTCGTTCTGGTCTACCAGTTTCATTCGTGGTACTACCCTTGATAACTCTATTGTTATCATTGATGAGATGCAGAACTTGAATTTCCATGAACTTGATAGTATAATTACAAGGTGTGGTCAAGACACCAAGATTATTTTCTCTGGTGATGCTGTACAGTCCGACCTTCAGAAGACTAACGAACGTAATGGTATTCTAAATTTCATGAGTATCATTCGGAACATGGAAGAGTTCAGTTGTATTGAATTCGATATCCAAGACATTGTTCGTTCTGGCCTGGTCCGAAGTTATCTTGTCGCGAAAATTGAAGCAGGATTTTGATGTTTGAACATGTTGAACTCGATCTCCCTGCTAAACTTAAACGCGAGGAGATCGACGGTAAGAGATACTATCGATTACCTGATGATGATGTAACTAAATTAGTTTCCATCACTACGGTTACTAGTTTCCAATCTAGAAAAGCAATTGCAAAGTGGCGCCGTAAAGTCGGTGAATCAGAAGCAAACAAAATTTCTAGTCGTGCTGCAAGTCGTGGGACTGATATGCACACACTGGTTGAACACTACTTAAAGAACGAACCAATCCCAGAGAAACAACCACTCTCTGAATTCTTATTTAAGTTTGCTAAACCAAAACTAAACAACCTAAACAAAATCCACGCTTTAGAAAAGTCCCTATATAGTAAGAGACTTGGCGTAGCAGGAACTGTTGACTGCATTGCAGAGTACAATGGTGAACTCGCTATAGTTGACTTCAAGACTTCAAAGGAACCAAAACCTAGAGAATGGATTGAGAATTACTTCGTACAAGCTGTTGGATATGCTTGTATGTTGTATGAATTGACTGGTATTTCAGTCAAAAAACTTGTTATCATTATGTCATGTGAAAATGGAGAGTGCGCTGTCTATGAAGAGTACGACAAACAAAAGTATATTCGATTACTTATGCAGTACATCCGTAACTGGAAAGAATTTAATGAGTAGACAAAAGGACGAACTAGAGAACTTGCTCGAGGGTAAGTTCTTAACTGCCTCTAAGTTCTCTCTGGAGATCGAAGAGATTGTTCGTGACTGCAAAGGTGAACTTAATTACATCGAAGCTATCATTTGCTACTGCGAAGAAAACCAGATCGAGTTGGAATCTGTAAACAAACTGATTTCCAAACCACTCAAAGAAAAGATCCGTGCTGACGCACAGAGATTGAATTGCATCAAACGAACCACTCGCGCTAAATTGCCGCTGTGACGGGGTTTGAAGTATACAAAACCTATCTAGCAATCAAATTACATTTTACAAAGGACGACTACAATTACTTTACTTTCAATGGGAAGTCAAGGGCATCTGAGTCGTCCTTTGAAAAAAGAAAAGACAGATACTTTTTCAAGAAACTTGCTACTAAGTTTGACAAAGATACTATCTTACAGTTCTTTGTGTCTCATTTTGTAGAGAATAGTAGTACATGGATTGGTGATCTATCTGTATACAACTCTTCCACATATAATGCTTGGAAGAAAAAGATTCAATCTATGACATTCATGTTTGAGAATGATATAGATTATCTTATTGACATCTGTAATTTTGAAGATTTATTTGATTGTAAATCTGGTAATCATCCTATACTATTGCAAGCGTATCTTGGTGATAGAGTAACTCTAGAATCCATGGTAATATTGAATGCTCTGGTCAAATATATTCCTGACTTTGATAAGAAGATCAAGGAACCTATTGTATGGGCAGAGGTAAGAAAGAAGGTAGTGAAATACGAACCTTTTCTTTCTATAGACAAGACTAAATATAAGCGTATCCTATTACAAAAACTCGATGGCATTCTTTGATGAGGTTCCCATCCGTGCTGAAGCTGCAGAACTCTTTGATTTATATCAAAGTATGATGCGTCTCAGTGTGGGTGGGTTGTATAATATGGAACAGAAGCAAGATTACCTAGACAAAATGACTAGGATTGTTGAACTGCAAAAGATCATGTACTTCAGAGCAAAATACTCTGAGGAAGATGATGCATTTGAATTCATCCAACACATGAAGCAATGCTCTAGAGTCTTGGGATACGATGGTGATGTAGATGAGGTCTTCACCGCTATGGAGTCGGACCTCAACAAAGCTCAACAAGCACTTAATATGGGAGACACTTGACTCCCACCCTACAACCTGTTATAATGATTTCGTGGACAACACCACACAAGCCAAATACTAACAAATACGGAGAACACACATGTCTTTTTCTTCCCTCAAGCGCGACTCTGCTTCCGCTTTTGAAAAACTGACTCGCGAACTGGAAAAGGTTTCATCTGGAGACGGTGCATCGAACAGAGATGACAACCTTTGGAAACCAGAAATGGATAAGTCAGGTAACGGTTATGCAGTGATTCGCTTCCTGCCCGCGCCCGATGGTGAAGATCTGCCTTGGGCAAAGATCTTTAGTCATGCATTCCAAGGTCCTGGTGGATGGTATATTGAAAACTCTTTGACTACCATTGGTAAGTCTGACCCTGTTGGTGACATGAATCGCCAACTCTGGAACAGTGGTTCTGATCGCGACAAGGAAACTGCTCGCAAACAGAAACGCAAACTGTCCTACTACTCTAACATCTATGTTGTTCAGGATCCTCTGCATCCTGAGAACGAAGGTAAGGTCTTCCTCTACAAGTATGGTAAGAAGATCCATGACAAGATTGTTGAAGCAATGCAACCTGCATTTGCAGACGAGACTCCCATCAATCCCTTTGACTTCTGGAAGGGTGCTAACTTCAAACTGAAGATTCGCAAACTTGATGGTTACTGGAACTATGACAAGTCTGAGTTCGATTCTCCTTCGACTCTCGGTAAGTTTGATGATGATCAACTCGAAGCAATCTACAAGTCCCAGTATTCTCTCGCAGAACTGACTGCTGCAGACAAGTTCAAGACCTACGAAGAACTTGAGAAACGCATGAATACTGTGCTGAACACCAAGAAAGCACCTCGTATTGATCCCGAGACTGCTGAAGATGAGAACGAAGGTCGCGGTTACGATCACGCTAGTGATAGTTTCAACGCTCCTGATATCACACCTACATCTGTAGTTCCTCAGATGACTGCAGAAGAAAGTGAAGAGGATGCAATGTCTTACTTCGCTCGTCTTGCTGAAGAATGATAAATAGTTGTGTCACTCTTTCGTGCGTGACACTCTACGAATAGGAATATCGCTTTAATGAGGGGGTTAACCACCCCTCTTTTTTTATGATCTGACGAATGGTTCGGAGATTCTTAAACCTTCCCTACTAACTTTATAGTCAGTATTATATTCAAGCAGCTTCTCCAGTTCTTCTTCTAGTAGACTTAGATATCTCTTTCTAGGAATAATAATATCTCTTTTATTTTCGTTCTGTTCATATTCATACTCTCTGTTGGTAACTGCAGTAAGACCTTGTGCGGCGGATACAGAGTTCACAACTTGTGTAGTTACACCATTAGTTGTAGAAGTTGTGTAGTATTCAAACGACCAGTCAGGTAAATATCCAGATGCTTGTTGTGCAGTAGTTTCTGCATATTCAACAATCACACCCTGTCTTAATACTTCACCCAAACTACTATCAACTACTTTATCAGTTTCCCAGTGACGAATCTTATCAACGTTACCAGCACCATACTTTGTTTCCATGTAGTCTTCTAATTCATCGGGTTCCATGGGCCACTCAGAATGAATATCTGTGATATTATTCATCAACAAAATAGTCCAATAGTAACTAGAGTCATTATATTGTTTGAATGCAAGTTGTTCTACAGTCTCTCCTGGTAGAATATTATAAGGAACTGATGAACTAAACACCGCATTAAAACCATCACGAGCTCTTACTCTACGAAATAAGTTCTTCGATAGTTTAAAATTATTTTTATCCTTGAAATCAGGATATAAAAAATCTGGTTGGGAATTGAAAAACATTTTAGAAATTCTCGTTGATTACTTCGGTCTGTGTAATGATTTCTGTCTCGGTGAAATTCAATGTCATTGTGTATGCAACTGGATCTGCACCTTCATAAGTTGCCCAAATAGCATCAGGAGTGTAGTTGACAACAACTCCCGTCAAGATACATGGTTTGAGTCTTGGTAACGCTTCAATTTCTGCACCATTGTTACCTTGATGCCAAGAGATTCTAAAGATCTTAGGGATTGTCAACCAACGATCTGATACAGATCCTGCATCATCACCATTACCAAGAGTTGCAGCGTAATCTGGTAACGCCATTGCTCTAAGTTTTTTGATAATTGCTTTGATCTTTGCGGTCTCGCCACTATTTCTAGGAACAAGTTTCCAATCAAATGTAAACTGTCTCATGTTTACACCGTTGAATACCTGTTCGGTATATGGGTTTTGAATTCTACCGAATGCATTCTGTGTGATTTGATTCGCAGAACTACCACCCATCTGAGCAACAGAATCTAATGCACCCATTGCAAGACCAGTCTTACCAGCACCTGCAGCTGCTTGAAGAGTATCTGTAATTGCAGAGGATCCTTCGTTATTAACAATTTGACTTGCTAATTTAGGAAGAACCTTTCCAAGGATACCAGAGTTCTGTGTATAGTTTGGATTGTCAGCGTAATTTACATTTGCTGGTACAGGTAAAATCACTGTACCATGTGGTGCTGCATTAATCTTTGTCTTGGATTGTGTGTTACCAAGAAAACTAGTAGTACTAACTACATCATTAGATACACCTGACTCACTCTCTACTGCTTTCTGAACAATATCTTCTGCTGTTCCAGTAGTTGTAAAACTAATCTGAGATACTTTTACAAATTCTACAATATCAATCTGCATATAATCATATCCACCACCTGATGGCCACTGCAAATCGCCAACAAGTCTATTTTTGCTGCCCAATTCACGTCTAACATTACTACTAAGTAATGCTAGAGCGTCTGGTATGGGGTACTGCTTCGATGCCATAAATATTTTTATGCGATCTATTCCTATAGCTATATATGAACACTTTGAAGGGTAGATATATTCCGAGGAACATTCGGAAGTATAGAGGAGACTACAAGAACATCATTTATCGTTCTTCATGGGAACTTAAGTTCATGAAATACTGTGATTTAAATGACAGTATTCTTGAATGGGGTAGTGAAGAAGTTGTAATTCCTTACAGGTCGCCTCTTGATAATAGAATTCATAGATATTTTGTTGACTTCTATATCAAAGTAGAAGACATGAATGGTCAAATTAAAAAGTATCTGATTGAAGTCAAACCCAAAAGACAAACTGCTCCTCCACCAAAACCAAAGAGACAGACTAAAAGATACATCAGTGAAGTCACTGAGTATGCAAAGAATCAGGCTAAATGGAAAGCCGCAACTGAATTCTGTGAAGACAGACAGTGGAGTTTTATGATAATTACCGAAGACGAACTTAAGGTATGAGTATATTCTCACTAGTCAAAGAAGCTGCTGGAGACGAACCAAGATCATTTGGTTGGTATCGAGACAATGTGAAAACTCTTTTTAAGATAAGTGATCTATATGCTGATCTAGTACAACAGGAAGAGACGCTGAATCCTGTACCAGGACAGTTATACATGTTTGAATATCAAGCAGTCTATGCAGCAAGATTAAATTTCTATGATAGATTCCCTCTTGTGTATATCACAGGTGGTGGAGATCCTTTTAGAGGTATCAATCTACATTATCTCGCATTGAGACCCAGATTGAATCTAGTATTAAACTTAGAGAACGGTGTTCTTGCAGGTGTTCCCAAAAGAGCATATCATAACTATCTACTCAAGGGGTTGGAAACTCCATTATACCTGATAAATAGTGATGATTACAGAACTGCTGCCTTCCTACCCGTGGAGGACTTCGGCGGTACGAGTAAAACAGCAGTCTGGAACGGAGCAAAACAACAATGACCGTAGAGAGAGTATCAAATCTAAACGTCTTAACAAATTATAATGAGTTCAAATCGAATGTCAGTAAGTTTGGCTATAGTATGGCCAACTTATATGATATTCAATTTGATGTGTATCAATCTAGTGCATTGTATGCAGAACTTGCCTCAGACTTTGACTTAGCAACAGATGAGGGTAGTGCAACTCTAGGTGACATTCAACAGTTGATGAGGTTGTACACAACTGAGTGTACTATGCCTGGTGTCACTATGTCTGATAGTGAATACCGAATCACCAACACACCTCAGTTAAAATATGCCTATGGTGCAGTCTTTAATGAGTTTAGTGTTACATTTCTGATGGATGCAAACTCAAATATCAGGAAGTTGTTTGATAAGTGGACAAACGTCATTTATCCATATTCAGCATTCCAAGGTGCTGGTGATGGTGTTTTAAGAACTAGATATAAAGATGAGTACATTGCTGATATCACTGTAGTTAAATATGAAAGAGCAACTTCTTCTGTAAGGAATAGAAACTTTGCCAATAATCTCCCAGGTAGAAGAATTATTCCAGATGGTGGGAGTAATGAAACTACTGGTTTTAAAGATAATGTTGCAGTTCATGCTGTAAGAATGAAGAATGCATTTCCAAAATCTATTGACTCAATGAGTCTTTCTTCTGATGCTGGTCAGATGACTCAGTTCTCTGTTTCATTTGAGTATGAGTCATTACAGACTAGTACTCCTACCAGATCTGCCCTCAGATAAACCTTATAAATATTTTCAGATTATATTATTTGTTGTAATGCCTTTACCAAAGCTAAACGCTCCAACATATGAGTTGGCACTTCCTTCCACAGGAAAAAAGATTAGATACCGTCCTTTCCTAGTTAAAGAAGAAAAGATTCTTCTGGTTGCTATGGAGTCTGAGGATGAAAAACAAATGCAAGGAGCTGTAAAACAGATCCTAAAAAACTGCATTCTATCCAGAGGAGTTAAAGTAGATGATTTGTCAGTCTTTGACATTGAATATCTATTCCTCAATATCCGTGGTAAGTCTGTTGGTGAAGAAGTTAAGTTGAATCTCATCTGTCCTGATGACAACGAAACTCAAGTCGAAGTGACTATTGATATCGAAGACATTCAAGTTCAAAAACCTGAAGGTCATGATCGTGTTGTGAAACTAACTGAGGAAGTTGCTCTGGTGATGAAGTATCCAAGTATGGAAACTTTTGTCAAGAATAACATCACAGGTGATGGTAATACTGTGGATAGTATCTTTGATCTTACAATCGGATGTATTGATCAAGTTGTAGAAGGTGAGGATGTATACGAATCTAGTAGTTTTTCCAAGAAAGAACTATTAGAATTCATGGATAACATGGATAGTAATCAATTCCAGTCAGTTCAGAATTTCTTTGAAACGATGCCTAAACTATCTCACACTGTTAAAATCACTAACCCCAAGACTGGTGTAAAGAGTGATGTTGTTATTGAGGGTCTACAGAGTTTTTTCGATTAGTTCTAGCTCACGAGTCCCTTGAAAACTATTACAGAACCAATTTTGTAATGGTCCAACATCACAAGTGGGACCTAGAACAATTAGAAAATATGATGCCTTGGGAAAGAGAAATTTACGTTCAAATGCTTGTCGATTATATCGAAGAAGAAAATGAACGAATTAAAAGTCAACAAAGATAACTAATGGCACTACCAGCAATTGCAGGAGCATTCACAAAAGGTCTACTAGGTGCAGGAGCACGTGGGGCGGCGACTGGTGGTGCGAGAGCTATGGCTGGTCAAGCAGCAAAAGGTGCTGCAAAACAAGGATTCAAGAAGTTTGCCCAAGGAATGACGGGCAGAACTTCAGGTGAGTATAAAGCAAGAGTTGATGGTATCAATCCAGAGACTGGGGAGTACTTAACACCAGAAGAAAGAAAAGCTAGATTCAAAGGATTTGCAACGGCAACTAAACCAGGATCTCAAAAATTAATATCTGGTGGACCAACACAGACTGTAGCTGCGTTACCACCCGCTGGTGGTGTTGGTGCTGATAGTACTTCTGATACTCAAACTAGGACGGTAAATCATCTGGAAAAAATCCAGATGTATCTAGAGAAGTTGTTAGGTATTGAAGAGAGTGCTTTAGCAAGACTCCAAGATAGAATTCTGGATACTGCTAGAGAAGATCAAAGAGATGCCGCTGCTTCAGAAGAAGCGGGGATGGAAGCTAAAAAAGATAAACCAAAGAAAACAAACCCCATTGTTCAGGGGATGAAGAAAAAGGCCCAAGGTATTTTTGGTCTATTGATGGACCTTGGGATGAAGTTTGTTGGATTTAAAATTCTTGATTGGCTTAGTAATCCAGAGAACGAAGAAAAGGTTCAAAAGATTGTTGGGTTCTTCCAAGGAGTTGTTGGTTTCATCACAACTGTTGGTGGATTCTTAGGTGATGCATTTAATTTCTCTGTAGATGTTATCACACAGGGTATTGAAGGTATTAAGTTTATGGCCGGAAAGGTCAAAGACTTCTTCTCCTTTGAATGGTTAGATATTGACGCTCTCCTTGAACCATTACAACCAGTAATGGAATTTTTCACAATAACAATTCCTGAAGCGTTTGGTGGATTTATTGACGGACTGGCGAATGTTGTCGATGCAATGGACAAACTACCAGAACAGTTCTCTGGAATTGTGGAGAAAATTGCTAGTGGTTTCTTAGGATTCCTAGGACTAGGACCAACTGATACACAAGATTTTCAACCGCCTGAAGAAAATACACCAATCCCAGACAATGGGTTTTTGAATAGTGACCCAGATCCTAAACCAACTCAACCAGAAGAAGATAAAAGAACAGTACAACAACAGGCAGCAGATGATAATGCCAAGACTATGGCTGCCATCAACAACCCATTCAGGGAAGGTGGTAGAATCACAGGTGGTACTCACGGTCAGGGTGGTGTTGATATCAATGCTGAAGGTGGTGAATATGTTCTAAACAGGAGAGCAGTCGCTGCTATCGGTGGAAGTGTCTTAGATAGACTTAACTTCGGTATGTATCCAGCAGTTGGAAAATCAACTGGTAATGGAAAGTATGCTGCTGGCGGTGCTGTCAAACATCCATATTTAGAAAAACTTGATGACGCAAATATTAAAAAAGCATCTTCCCCTATGGGATATTGCGTTACTGGATCTCTTAATACTATGTCAAGAAGTGGAGTTCCAAATCCACCAGCAACTGGAAGGGATGAAGGCAATAACCCTAGAGGTGCTATTGTTCAACTAATGAAATCTTTTGGTTGGAAAAGCATGGGTGGAAAATCTACTGAACTTAATAGTCCATATGGAAAAGTAAGAACAGGTGTTTATTCTAGAAATGAATATAATAATTTAGTTGACAAAGGAAAGGTTCCTTCTGGTGCTTTAGTATTCCAAACCAAATATGATAGTTGGAATGGGACTGCACCAGGGTCTAGTGGTTATGATATGGCAATCGCTCAAAAGGGTGGTAAAGAACATTGGAATGGTCAACCAATGCCAAAATTTGTTTATGGATCTTTGACTAAGAAAGTTGTTGTTTTGACTCCTGATGGTAAACAAGGAGATGGTAGTGATGTTGACATGACACCATCAGCTGATGGTTATACTGCACCAGTTTCTTCTTCTGGTTCTACTAATAATTCTTCCTCTGATTCTACTACCACTGAAACTAAACCCAAATTAAGTAAAGAAGCACTAATTCTGAATGCTGCAAATAGTTTGGCAGAAATGATGGGTGGTAAAGCAGTGAATACTGAAGACATCTTATCCAATCTTCAGAATGAAAACAATAGAGTTACTGGGGAACAAGAATCCGCTGCAGAAACAACAACTGAAACAGTTAATTTGGATCAGTCTGGAAGTTTTCAGACTGGTATGGATGTTGATTATGATGTACCATCTTTGGGTTTCAACTTCCCACCGTTCTATCAAGCATTCTTCCCACTTAATCCATAATGGCAATCACAAGCGCTATCGTACCTTATCAGGCAAATAAATCTTCTGCTATGGTTCAACCACAGCAGTCGATGAGTGCTATCGTGCCTATACAGAAAGAGACTGCAAAGAAAGCGGAAGTTACTGCAAGAGATGTAAGAGCGTCTGTACTTAGACTACTCAGAAAAAGACAACAGAGAGATAGATTAGAAGCAAAATATTATAATTTAGAAAAGACACTAAACGAAAGACAAAAAGCAAGAAAAGAAGAAAAGAAAAACGAATCCAAATCTTTACTTGGTAGCGTCGGTAGTGGATTTAGAGCACGTGCTAGAAAAGCTGGTGGTGATTTACTTGGTAGTATTGGTAAACTACTTGGTTTCTTGGCACTGGATTGGTTATCTAAACCAGAAAATCAAGCTATCGTTAAAGGAATTGTATCTGGTGTGGGTGCAGTATTTAAATTTGTAGATTTCTGGGTTACTGGTTCAGTTGATAACTTACTATCTGGTTTCTCTCAATTCGTTGGGGGTGATACTATTTTAGAAAGAGTCTTAGGATTCTTCCAAATGGCTGCTGGTTTCTTTGGACTTAAGTATTTCCTAAAACCAAATCTTATCATCGATGATCTAACAAAAGTTATTAACTTCTTCAGAGAAGGTGGTGTTAGGAAGATTAAAATATTTCTAGAAAAAACTAAAAAGTATGGATTGAAGAAAGGACTTAAGTTTGCTTTCCCTAGACTTGCAAAAGTATTGGAGAAGTTTACTGGTATTGGTGGTAGAATTCTTAAAGGGATTAAAGAAAAACTTGGACTGAATAAAGCAGGTAATCTATTTGCAAAGATTGGTAATGCACTCCTAAGAAAAATGCCTGTTTTAAAGGTTGCTAAAAGGGCAATCTTTAAATTACTCCGACCTGTAACTGGATTCCTCAAAAGTATTCCATTTGTTGGTGGTCTGATTTCTTTTGGTGTTAATATGCTTCTTGGTGATCCACCAGGAGAAGCTGGTATCAAGGCTATCGGTGGTTCACTTGGTAGTTGGATTGGTGCTGGTATTGGTTCTATTGTCTTCCCTGGAGTTGGTACGTTCCTCGGAGGATTGTTGGGTGGTCTCTTGGGTGACTTCATCGGTTCAAGATTCTATGATCTTCTGAAAGGTAAGAAAGCAAAGCAACCTACACCAGACGAAGAAGAAAGAATGGCATTGCTTAGAAGAAAAGCAGAATTGAAAAAAAGATATAGAAATAGAACTGAGGGTGCTATCCTTAAAATGCTTGCTGAAGAAAAGGGTATTACTGTCGAACAATTAAAAGAAAAATTAGCAGATAAAGTTGACAGACAAGGTGGCACAGATGGTACTGCTGGCACTATCCCTCCAGCAGGATCAAATGCAAAGGCACTATTAAACACTATTAGATTTGCTGAAGGCACATCTGGTCCACAGGGTTATAACACTTGGTTTGGTGGATCACAATATGCAGGAGACCTATCACAATATACTATTAATGAGATAGTAGAATTACAGAAAAAGTTTTTAGCCGAAGGTCATGGTAGATTTGATGGTGGTCGTAAAAAATCTGCTGCTGTTGGTGCATATCAGATGATAAAACCAGAAGCATTTGCTGCAAAAGCAGGTTTAGATCCAGCAACAGCTAAATTCACGCCAGAAAATCAAGACCTAATGGCTATTGCTGGATATATGAAGGGTCAAGCAGGAATGACTCAGGCAGAAATTGATGCCCCAATTAGTAGAGAACAGATTGCAAAAATGGCACCTGTATGGGCTTCTCTTCCTAATCTAGAAGGCAAAAGTGAGCACAATCAACCCGTAAAAAGTTTTGAAACACTGCAAAAAGTATATAATAAAAGTTTAGCTGGTGGTCAAGGTGGTGGTCCTACTTCAATTCCTATGCAAAAACAATCTAATAATAGATTATCTGAAACCAGTATGGATGTAGTACAAAGTAAACGACGCAGACCTAGGAAAAAAGTAACAGTGATCGTCAACAACCAGGGTGATACATTGATTAGTGCTCAAAAAGTTAGTATGCTTGGTACATTAAATAGTACTAATAAACCTCAACTTGTTAAGAGAGGAATCTGATGTCAGGTCAAAACTTTGAAGGGGATTTTGAACTAAGAACTCTTAAGTTATATCCCGTAGTACAAAATTCATATGGCAATTCCATTGACATCAAAGATATTGTAGGTGAAATTACACTGAAGGAGAGTGTTCTTTCAGCTAGTTTGTACTGCAGTATTGTAGTTAAAGATATCGAGGAGAACCTCATTAGTAAACTACCAATGATGGGTCAAGAACGCATCGAAATGGTAGTACGAGCTGGTAGTAAACAAATAAAACAAGACTTCTACGTTTACAACATTGACGGTAGAGTCATGAAAGAAAAGAACCAGGGATATGTTCTTCATTGTTGTAGTCTAGAAGCATTAAAAAATGAGTCACAGAGAATTGTAAAAAGACTTGATGGTGTTAAAGCACACGAGTTTGTAGAAGAAAATCTTCGTACAATTACAAACAAAAAAATTAATGTAGAAGAGAGTCTACATAAGTTTGACATGTATATTCCTAACTGGAGATTATTTGATACATGTGCTTGGTTTAGAACTAGAACAGTTGCAACTGCACATAAAGATTCTGTAGGATATCTTTTCTGGGAATCTTTTGATGGGTTTAATTTTAAATCAGTAGATACATTGTTTGATCAAGATCCATATCCAAACAAAAGCACTAGATATGGTTTCGCACAAGGTAATACTGATCTCTCGGAGAGTAAATTTAGAATTATCAACTACGCTTCACCAAAAGTATTCAATGTATTTGATGATGCTAGATCTGGATCTTTTGCTCATGATGCAATCTACATTGATCCAAATCATAGAACCGCCAGAATTTTCAGAACCACTGCAGATGACTTCTGGTCTAAGAGTAAACATCTCGGTGGTTTAAAGCCATATAGATCTGGAGGAAACTCCGAGGATCTGGTTGATTTTAGTAGAGGATCTGGACGAGTAGTTTACAGACCATCTACTATAAACACATTCGGTAAGTGGAATAAAGATCAGCCAATTGGTGATAGGGATATGGTAGACGAATCAAATAAAATTTTTGAAAAGTCAATCTATAGATTCTATTTCATGCAATATAACACATTAGATATTGCAGTTCCTGGTGATCTAGATGTTAGAGCAGGCAATCTTATTGATGTTGATATTCCAGAACCAAGAGTCAACAAAGATGCCGTTAAAAAAGATAAGAGAATCAGTGGTAAGTACTTAGTTAACTCTGTAACTCATGTACTAAATAGAGATAAGTTGAGTACCAGAATTACTTTAACTAGAGACTCATTCGGTGGGACCAACATTGCGGACGACAAACGCACCGAAAAACAAGTAACTATAGGTAGCTAACATGGACAGTATCGAACAACACATCCAAAAGGACAAGGAGATTCTCGACAATCCCAACACAAATCCACAAATGCGTCGTCATGTAGAAGGAGAACTGCATGACTTAGAAGAGTACGCTGAACACCACAAAAAAGAAATTGAAGCTGGTGATCATCATGATCCAACATACTTAGAACTATTTTGTGATCAAAATCCATCCGAACCTGAGTGCCTAATTTACGACGACTGATAAATGTCATTAAATCCAACCCTTGATAATCCGTCTTTCATGGGACACCAGGATTTCTCCTGGTGGCTCGGAACTGTTGTCAACGCAGATGATAAGGACGCTAAACTAGGGAGAGTCAAGGTAGAGATCTTTGGTTTTCATGCTAAAGATACACCACCATCAGACTTGCCCTGGTGCATGGTTATGCAACCAACTACTAATCCAGCGGTAAGTGGGGTTGGAAACTCAGCAAATCAATTGAAGCCTGGTAGTTTAGTCATGGGATTTTTCCTTGACTACCCAGACTGTCAACAACCAGTTGTCATGGGAACTCTGTTCAGTGAAATCAAAAAGATTTACGAACCTGGAACTCAGGCAAACGCAGACACAATGAACTCTGGTTTGACGACTCAACCAGGCGGTGGAAACGATGCATCTACTTCACAACAACCTGCTGCATCTGCAGAAGCAAACGATGATCAAGCAGCAGAGACACCAGTAAGTACATCAACAACTGCTGCATCATTACCACAATCCAGAACAAATCCATCAGGTCAGACTCAACCAAAGACTGTTGCTAACGGTAAAGATAGTGTTGCAAACACTGTAGCAAGAGAAATTCAAGCTTGTATTGATGACCTAGGAAATGTATTTAAGACTGCAAAGATCTATGATCCAAAAAATACTTCACTTACAAAAGATCTAGATTCTGAATCACAATTTGTTCCTGTATCTAGAGCATCAACATTCCCACCAAGAGGAAAGGTAAAGATTGGTGGTGAGGTTATTGGTTACAACGGAACTAACTCCTATGGTCTAACTCTCGTTAAGAGAGGTATGGAGAAGTCAAAGATTAAGTCACATAAAAAAGGAACTAAGGTTGAGTTTCTTAAGAAGACTGATTCTGCAAGAGAAATTGTAGGTAACTTTGTAGACACTCCTGTTGATCTACAAGCTGCAATGCAACATTGTTTCCATATTATCAGGAACCTAGTCTGGTATATCGTAAACCAGCTAAAGGCGTTCCTGATGGAACAGGTTACAGCAATCTTGAATGCAATTGGTCTTGCATCGGTCAGTCCAATTCCACTTTTTGTTAAGGGTGTAACTGAGATCATCCTACAAGTTCTCCGCATGATCGGTTGCAGTCTCGATGGTGCTCTTGTAGATGCAATCATGGGTGGTATCGAGGGATTCATTGAAGCATTCATCGATGAGATTCTCAACAACCTCGCATCTCTTGCTGAAAACTTCATTAGATTTGCAGAGAACTGTGTCAATCAAATTTTTGGTTCTATTTTCCAACTCGTAGAAGTTGCAAATGAAATCTTAAGTGTTATTGATAGTATTTCAGATATTATTGACACCGTTGGTAACATTGAATCTTTAACAAATCTATCTGATCTTGCTAGTATTGGTAATATTGTTGGATTTATTCTTCAACTACTTGGAATTGGTTGTAACAGAGACACAGATTCTCCATACCAATTAGATTGGGAAACATGTGCCATCACCGCTAATAATTGTAGTCCATTTAATTTTACTATTACCAGTCCAATTCCTGGACGATGGTCACCAGAATATTCAAAGATGTTTGTTCAATCATCTGAATCTGGCAGTATGGTCTTAATGGATGACACTCCTGGATCTACTAGGATGATCCTTGAACATGGTCCTAGTAAGTCTGGTACACACATCTATGACAATGGTGACGTGAAAGTTACCACGACAGGTAATGGTACAGAAGTTACAATCAAAGATAAGAATGTTATTGTTAAAGGTAACGCTAACTTAGAAGTAGAAGGAGACTATCACTTGAAAGTAGGTGGCAACTATCACCTAGAAGTTCGTGGTCAAATGAATATGTTTGCAATTAGAGAAAGTAAATTTACATTCTCTGGTGAACATAAAACAATCTATAAAAATGATTCCGAATTATCTGCACATAATGGTTTAGCAATTGCTGGTTCTAAAGTTGGTATCTCTGCATCTGGTCAGTTTGATGCTATTGCACCTACAATTACAAACCTCTGTACAGAACACAATACAGTAGCAACAGGATCTGTCAATATTTTCTCAACATTCTACAACAAATTCTGTTTGCTCAATTCTCTTGGATTAAATGGTCTAAGTGACACTAAATTTAATTTGGGATCTACCGCTCGAGCAGCACTGGGAGTAGAAACAGATCTAGTTGCTGGTGCTCAAACAAAACTTAAGGTTGCAGCAGAACAAAATGTTACTGTTGGTAGTGATACCAGATGTAAGATTGGTGCAGCATCTGAAACTGAAGTTGGTGCAAAAGCAGAGAACAATATATCTGCAAAAATCAGAAATGGATTAGGACTAAGTATGAAAAATGTTTTAGGTGCAGATTTCCAAAACTCTATTGGTTTATTCTCAAAAATTACTCCAGTTATTAACCTAGACGTTGCAGGAGCTATTAAGCTTACTTGCTAATTAGTTTTTCTGAACCTTGGCAGAGTTATTATAGTCAGAATTAGCTGTTGTGTCAAGCTTGACAAGCAGTGATTACGGTGTTATAGTAGAGAGGTAATCAAATGAGACGTATGAACATTACGGACATTCCTGCAGACACTCAACTCGCTGGTGTCAAGATCAACATCCTCAACCGCACTATTCATCTCTTTGGAGATGGTGGAGAAGAACTTCAACTGATTGAAGCAAGTGCAAGTGACTTCACTGCCATGTGCAGCTTTGTTAATGAAACATTGACTGAAGAAATGATCGAGTACGTTTACTGAGGCGAAAAACCGGCCTCAGTTACCAAAAACGTCGGAAAAAAATTCTGGGCCAAAATTGACTGTGGCCCTTTTTGGGACGGTGGTGGAATTGGTAGACACACCAGACTTAAAATCTGTCGATCATTGTGATCGTGAGGGTTCAAGTCCCTCTCGTCCTACTATATAAATAACTCAAGATTCTTTTTGACTATAAAATGAGCGAATTAAATGATTTACCATCGGGTTTGACCTTTGGATTGACTTTGGAACAAGAAGATCAACTTAGTAAGTGGTTGGATGAGCAAAATAAGATTATTGTTGAGGAGCAACTAAAATCTGAAGAATTTACAGAAACTCAAAAAGAGATTCAAAAGAAATCTTTGGATATGGGTTCTCCAATCCCAATTTATGATATGAATGTAGGATACTTTAGTATTAGTTTTACTCCTACTGGATGGGGTAATCGAGTTTACGTTCATAATCATTTTACAGGTAAATCTTATAAACTATTTGATCATGACGACTTCCAGAAGCAAATGGAAGAAGCCACTAATGAAACCGAAAAGGTATAAATAGTTTTGATTAGAAAAACGCTAAAATAACGGGCTCTTTCAAACATGGCGCTAACTCAAGTAACAACTCGCGGTATCTCCAAAGGCGTTGAAATTGTCCTGTCGCAAGGCCTGACTGGCGACCCTTCTCTTTCGTTCTCTGCGGATGAAGATACTGGTCTGTATAGCTCTGCGGCAGGTTACATTGATTTCACATCCAATGGAACGACCGTATTAAGCATTGGTCCAGATGGACTTAATTTCCCATCGGGAGCAGCGACTCCATTCTTATTCAATGGTAGTCCAATTGTCACATTCAACTCTGGTAGTTTGAATGTCGCTAACGGAAAACAACTTATCGTACCACAGGGTGCTGTTTCTGCTCCCTCCATCGCCTATGAAGGTGATACTGATACTGGTGTATTCAGTTCTGGTGATGGTCAAATCGACTTCGTTTCAAACGGCGCTGTAAAACTTTCTGTTAATTCATCTGGTCTTGTTCTTCCTACTGGATCGACTGGATCTTCGATTAACATCACAAACAGTCTCAGAAATATCTACGTTAGTGCGAATGATACCCTCGCAACTGACTCACTGACTAATAACGGACGTAGTATGAACCGTCCGTTCAAAACCATTGAAAGAGCTATTCTTGAAGCAGCAGTTCAATCCTGGCAAAATGGTCCTGGTGACGAAGCAGGTGAATATGGTGCTGACCTATTTGAATTCTTCACGATTATCGTATTCCCTGGTGAGTACACTATTGATAACCGTCCTGGTGACGCAACTAACGCAAACGTACTAGTAAAAACTAGTTACACTGATGCGACCCTGATGGAGAACATCTATAAGATGAACGCCGTCAGCGGTGGTGTTATCGTTCCCCGTGGTACTTCGATTGTTGGTCTTGACCTCAGAAAGACTATCTTCCGTCCTAAGTACGTTCCTTCTCCTGTTGATAACTCCGCAGGAAATACTGCTCTGTTCCGTGTAACTGGTGGTTGTTACTTCTGGCAGTTCACTGTTAAGGATACTAATCTCGGAAATAACACTTATAAGAGTGCAACTGCGACATATACTGGTTCTGGTGCGGATGTTATGCCCGCATCTCACCACAAAGTTACCGTATTTGAGTACGCAAGTTACCCAGATCTGAGTACTTATTACTCTAAGATTGATAAGTTCAGTGTTCTTGACGATATTGTACTTCAAGGTAATAGATACGGTGACGCAAGAGATCTTCTCGAAGCAAACAAAAACTTCATTGCTGAAGTTGCTGTAAGTAGAATGCTTACTAACTTCCCATCATTCAGTGTTCCTGGTGGTAGAGTTAACTGTGAAGATGATATTAGAGACGTTGTTGAAGCAGTTGCTTACAACGTTGCATATGGTGCAAACAATAAAGTTCATGATGCTGCAAACCTCTATGTAAATGGTGGTGCATTACAACACTTAGTTGGTGAAGAAACAGAATCTATTTACGCTTTCAACCAAGCAAGAAACATTGCACTGGAAGTTATTAATAACGTAAGTGTTACTGTTCAGACTGGTGATACTGCACTGACACAGGTTAAGGATCTAACGATTACTGCAGACGCTGCAACTGGTTCTAACACTGATCCAGCATCTTGTGCAAACGTAAAATCCGCGATTACAACTCTATTCGCTATTATTACTGACACCATTGCTACTCCATCGAGTCTTGCTGGTGTAACAAAAACATCTCCTGCTGTTGCTCCTTCTTCTGAAGACTATATTCAGAGAATCGAAGAAAACAGAATCGTTGGTTCTCTTGCACAAGCAACCACTGCTGATACAGTTGGTTCTGCATCTCCTTATATCTTCAACGTATCTCTCCGTTCTGTCTTTGGTATGAACGGTCTCCACGCTGATGGTTCTCGTGCAACTGGATTCAAGTCGATGGTTCTTGCCCAGTACACTGGTATTGGTCTACAGAAAGATAACCGCGCCTTTGTTGGTTCTAACACTGCTCAAGGTGTTGTACAGACAAACGCAGAAGGTAATGAATACAGAGTTGATCCAGATTCTGTCTACAGAGATGACTGGAGACACTTCCACATCAAGGCATCCAATGATGGATTCCTACAGGTAGTTTCGGTCTTCGCTGTTGGTAACGCAGATCACTTCCTCGCTGAGTCTGGTGGTGACATGTCTATCACCAACTCAAACTCTAACTTCGGTAACGTTGCTCTGAAGTCTGTTTCTCACCGTCCTACTGCATTTAATCAAGATGCAGGTGGTTTCATTATCGGTGTTGCTCCACCAAGAGGTATTGATTCTACTAAAGATAATCTCGTCAGTATGGCTGAGATTGACATTGGTCACACTGTATCTGCATACAACGCTCTTTCTAACGCTAATAAGGGTAACTTTAGAAGAATCTATATTAAGATCGGTGGTAAAGAAGAAATCAAAGAAACTGATATTCCAGAATTCTACACCACAAATAGTGGTGGTACAATCACTAAGGCAGAACTTCTAGTAAGTGGTCTTGACTATAACCTTGGTAAGAGAAATTATTCTGACTCTTCCCCAGAAGCTGTTTATGCATTCTTACCTGCTACTCCAACTGACGCTACATCCAAACTCTTTGGTGCAAGACTGAGACCAAGAAATGCTTCTATTGACCCTGCGGTAACTCAAAATAGTGTTTCTACAAAGAATGATGTTCGTTCTTTCTACGCTTGGGAATATTCTCAAACTGTAAATGGTGAGGATCTGGGTCGTGTATGTTTGTTGGTTGATGATCAACGTGCCGCTGGTTCTTCTACTATCACTGGTATTCCTCAAACATTCAGTGTTACTGCAAATGGTACTAACCAGTACAATGATATCCTGACAACTACTACAGTTCTTGTAGATGCTAAGTTGTCTAACGCTTCTGGTACTGATGTTGCTGCAACAACACAATCTTCTCCAATCAAGGTGAACGTAACTGTTGATGGAGGTACTAAACAGATTACTTCTGTTACCATTTACAACCCAAATAATAACAACCTTCAAGCTGGTTCTGGTTTTGCCGTTGGCAATAATCTCAGACTGGTTGATGGTGTTGGTACTGCACTTGGAACCAGAACTGGTAGTGGTCCTGTTGTTATTACTGTTGGTACGATTACATCTGAAACTGGTGTTTCGTTCGCTGCTGGTAACATCAAACCCGCTGGTTACATTCCATTCTCCTCCATTGGTACTAGATACTATCCATTCGACACTGATTCTGCACTAACTGCACAACCAAGTACTGACTATCTGTCTCTTCTCAGAAGACTCACACAGAGAGTTGATACTAACGGTGACAACCAAACCTCTGATGGTGGTGCTGACCTATTTGAATTTAGTGCAAACACCTCTGCAAATATCTACATCAAACGTATTAGTGATGATAGATCCAACTTTGGTAACGGTGAACTACTCTGGAGAGCAATCTATAAGATGCCAAAAGGTACATCTGGTTCTCAGGAACTCAGACCACCTGAAGCAAGATTCACTCTACAACTTAGAGATAATGCTGCTACATATCCATTCACATATGATGGATCTAATAACTTCCCTAAATCTTACTACATCTATAAGGTAGAACCACTGATTGAGTACAAGTATACTCAAAGAGATGGTTACTATCTGCTAACGATGTTGGATGGTAACGTATACGTTAAGGATGATGGTGCTGGTAATACCAGTAACTTCGGTAACACCATTCAATATGGTGTACAGACAACATCTGGTTCTGGATACACTGTTGCTGATACCACAGTCACTGGTTTCGGTATTCCTCAGAACATCAACTATCTCTATCCTGAAGTTGACCTGGATAATCCTAAGTGGAACCCACGTCCTTCTACTTCTAGATATAGAAATGATGTTGGTAATACTCTACCGATTGATACAAACCTTGCAACTCATGGTTACGACAGAATTACTCAATACTCGATTAGTTCTGAAGGTATGAGAGGATTCTTGAATAATGTTCTTGGTGGTGGATCGATTACAGCAAACCTTTCAAATGAACTGAATCTAACTACTTACTTCGGTGCATCTAGTGTTACTGAAACTAAGATGATCGAACCTTATTCTGCCGCGGGTGATAACTCTTACGGTAAGAACAAGTCAGTTGTTACTGAGTTTGTTAATGACGTTCCAACTTTCAGTGATCGTTGCATTATGTTTGGTTCTAACGTAACCACTAGTGCAACTGCTGGTACTCCAGTCAACCTACACAGACCTTCTATTCTTCGTGCCTCTGGTCACACTTGGGAATATGTTGGTTATGGTCCTGGTAACTACTCAACTGGTCTACCAAGATTCCAGACTAAGGTTCTCTCCCTCCAACAGCAAGTTAACGCACAACAGATTGAATCCTCTGGTGGTTTCGTCGCTTCCTCTGGTACAAACTCCAACGGTGATTTCTTCATCGGTAACCAGATCATCGACACCAAAGGTAATCAGTCCAGTACTCTTAACTTCCCTAAAGTCAAGACATCTGCTGATAACAAACTGATTGACTTTGACGATATCGGTTCTCTATCTTCCAACTCCTCTGCTTCGTCCTTCAACCCATCTTCGTTCAGTGCAACTCTGACCGAATCTCTTGCAAGTCTCCAACAAGCACAACAAAACAGCTTCAAGACTGCAAACCTGGAAGCAACTGCTGCAACAATTGGTACACTTAAGATTCAATCCAAGATTGAGATTGCATCTTCTGTATTCCAGACCAGTGGTAACTACCCTGCTGCATCTCAAACCAACATTGGTTTCACACAGAGAGCACAACAGGATTGGTTCAACCTCAGTAAGACTTCTGCAGACTGGACCGCACAATCAGATAGATTTATTTCTCCTAAGGACCTTGACGATTGGGCAAACAAAAATGCCTTCATCACCACAGTTCCTGCTGATTGGCCTCTTGCCCTTAATGACATCCCTGCTGCTGCAACTTTCACGGTTAACAATGCAGGTAATGTATCAGACGTTGCATCTCTGCAACTGTCTTCTAACTTTAATATGATTCCTCTGGGAAGTATTACTGATCCAAGATGGTATGATTCTACTTCAACTGTTACAAAACTAGTTCTTGGTTCTATCTCCAACATCTCTGATTACAATGGTAGAAGTGGTAACATTTATGTCACCTATCCAAGTGAAGTCAAACTTGGTTCCATCTTACCAGAAAACGTTTGGGAACCAGTAGATCTAAACTGGAGAAGTATCGATGATACGACAGGTGCTCCAGTTACATACCTCAAGGGTACTCAGTTCTTGATCACCTACTATATAAGTGGAGGCAAGATGATTTACGTTACTAACGTTATTAACTGATAGAGGTATCAACGAATGTCGAGTGAACTAGGTTTTTGGACAAAAGTAAAGAGAAGCATTGCTGGATCACAATCCAGTAATGCTCTCAAAGTAGACGCAATTTTTGCTACCGATGACTCTGGTAGCATGAATTCATACCTCGCATGGGAGGATGATCCAGCTGCAGTTGATGCTTTCAATAAGGCATTGTCTAATGCTGGTATCGGCGCACAAAACGTAGAAATTTTAGATAGTAATAATTCTAATAGAATTTCTAGAACATTTTTTAAAAATTATAAACAACAGGTTGTTTCTAACCTTCTTCTAGTTAGAACTAATTTTAATTTATCTGGTGCAAGTATTTCCCTTGGTGATTCTTTTACCATTAAAAGAGGTGGTACTGTAGTTGGTACTGCGGGTGATTATAAGATTTATGCTTGGGATAACAGAGAAGACTATTATGATAGTAATACAATCTATAATGAATTTGTTTTCCAAGGAGCTAATAACCAAGGTGCTGGTATCCTGGATAACGTTCTTATAGGTGATACTATTGAAGATAGTAGTGGTAATGGTTTTGGTACTGTACAAGAAGTTATTCAGTTGAACAATCCATATCTATATTATGTTGAAGGAGATTTACGTCTTAGATATTTTTGGGCAAAAAGACCTGGGCCTAATGGTACATATGTAAAGAACTCTGTTGATGGTGGTCAAACTGGTTCAAATTCTGAGGATGCCTTTGGTATTGTTCACAAAACAATTGGTGTAAACCTAAACTGTTCTGTGGACGGTAATGGGCAACAGGTCTGTGATGATTTCAAACCACAAGCATCATCTAAACTTGTGTTTGTTGCAAATACAAACGAACATGATACTGCAATGCCTTATAGTGTAGATAACACTAGAGATTTACTGTTGCAGTACAATGGTGTATATGTCGGTAATATTGGTGGATATAATAGAGATTATGGTCCTGGTATTTTCCCACATATTAGAAACGCTGCTGATTACAACGGTGGTACAAATGGTGTGAGTGCTGCTGATCCAAGAGGATTCCAACCAATTGATGATTATATTTCTGACGTTGTTCAAGAACCTCTAAGTCCTGTAGATGCTCTCGATGGTATTCCTATTGGTTGGTATCGTGGTGTTGAGTTTGAAATTAAAGATGTAGAAACTGCAACTTCGAGTGCTGCAGTTCAAGCAAGAACAAGACCAAAAGTAAGACTCGATATTCGAGTTGATCAAGCTTCAGGTGCTTCAAATAAATCAGTTACTGTTCTGAAGGTTGTCTTCCCAGGTTATGGTTATGTTGTTGGTGATACGATTACACCACCATCATCTAATACGACGACTTTTGGCGCACTGCATGATATTCTTATTTTGAAAGTTGCTAAAGTAAAAGATATTTACTACGGTAGTGCCTCTAAGAAAATTTTCTCTGGTGTATATACCAAAGATTTTAATAGAATGGTTTTCTTGAATCAGGAAGGTGGTGCTGCGGCATTTACAGTTGTTTCTGGTGGTACTGGTTATAGTGCAACCACTAATACAGCAACAGCATTTGACATTGATGAAGCTTCTGGTTTCAATAATGCTGGTCCTGGTACTGGTGCAACAGTTGATCTCACTGTTGATGGAAGTGGTGCAGTTACCGCTGCTGCAGTCAATGCTGCAGGTACAAAGTATAATGATGGTGATAGACTTATTGTTAATAATCCAACTGCTGGTCAAGTTCTGACTTTAGACGCATCGAGTTTGGTTGGTGGTACTGGATATGCTAATGCTACTTCAGTTGGTACTGGTAACCTTAGTGATCTTGCTGATGGTCTTGGTGCTACGGTTGATATTACCACAAGTGGTGGTGTAATTCAGACGGTCACACTAAACGCTGGTGGTCTTAAATATAAGGCTGGTGATGTTTTGGAGATTACTGGTGGTAATGGTGATGGTAGAATCACTGTTGCGACTGTTAAAGAAGATTGTGTTATTCAAGTCAATGGACTCTCCAATCCTGCAACTGCATTGAGAGAAAGAGCATATTTGGTTAAGGATATTAATCTGATCACTAGAAACAATGATCCACCACAAGGTTCTCAACCTCAAACTGGTGGTGTTGAACAAATCGCAGCTAATCAATTTACAGTATCTACAACTGCTGGATCTAATGTATTAACTGTTACAGGAACTGGTACTGGTGCTTCTATCGGTAATCTTTCTCCTGGTGATGAAGTTTGGAATGCTGAAAATACTACTGCAAATGGTACTAAACAAGGATCTGATCTGGTAACATTAAATCCAACAGTTCCTTGGGACGTTAAAGTAACCGCAACTGATGCAGGTGCTAATACTATCACTATGAATGCAGCTGCAAATGCTACTGCAACTGGTGTAACTGTTTATATCGGTACGAGAAGAGCATCTAGTGCTGGTTGGAGATGGGATCACACAACTCTTGCAGAAGAGACTGGTGGTGCTATTTTCTTCCAAGTTGGACCTTTTGCAAATCCTCTTGGTAATGCTCCTGCTGGTGTTGCTTTTTGGGATAATAGTGGTGGAAACAGCACTTATGGATCTCATGCTTGGGAAACTGTTGCTATATTTGGTGACCTTGGTGCAAGTAATCCAGATTACAGAGTTCAGTTTGGTAGGTCGATCGGTACGACTGTAGGTGAATATCTATTCAAGACTGCTTGATAAATAGATAAAAAGAGTATCTTCTGAACATGGCAACTACATTTAAGCCAAAAAGAAAATTTACGGCTGGTGCTCCCGCTCTCAACAATCTGGAAAGAGGGGAGCTTGCTGTAAATACTGCAGATCAAAAAATCTACATGAGAGATAATTCTGGTGGTAATACCCCAGCTAATGATCAAGTTGTAACTGTAGGTGGATTTGATGCTAACTCTGCCACGGTCGATGATGCAATCGTTATGGCAATTGCCCTAGGATAAGTAAATGGCAAATACATTCAAAAGTTATACAAAAGCAAATATCGGTACTTCGATTACTGATGCTTATACTGTACCTTCCGCAACAACTACGGTGTGTATTGGTATTAACGTGGCCAATACATCTGGTGATCAGATTTTTGTTGATCTTAAGATTGACAAATCAGCTGGTGCTGCAGATGATATCTATTTGATTCGTAATATGCCTCTACCTAATGGTGCATCTTATGAATTTATTGCTGGTAGTAAACTAGTTTTAGAAACTGGTGATAAGATTCAGGTATTGTCAACATCTGCAACTAGTGTAGATTGTTTAGTATCAGTACTGGAGCAAACCTAATATGGGATATCAAGGACGCTACTTACAACCTAACCGTGCATACAACAACTCTGACGTTAGAGTTCTTGATACCTTTGACAGCACATTTAATGGTGTTCTAACAACATTCAATCTCACTGAGAGTGGTTCTGTTTATAGAACATTAAATGCAGAATCACTTTTTGTAAAACTTGGTGGTATTATTCAAACACCAAGAGTTGATTATACTATTAGTAATTCTGCTGGTCAGTCTCAGATTACTTTCACAACTGCACCAAATGCTGGTCTAGATTGTGAAATCAGAGTAATTCTGGGTGCTAAAGGTAGACCACAGATTAAAACTGATGATATTGATCTTGCATCAACATCCAACCCTCCAAGTCCCTCAGAGGGTCAGTTGTACTACAATACAACTGAAGATGAACTTAGAGTCTACAACGGTACTGAGTGGGATACAGCTGGTGGAGGCGGTGCATCTAAAGTCTATTCCAAGACTGTATTCGGATATCAGAATGTAGTTAACTCAAATATTACTATTGCATCTCCATATAACACTGGTGTAATCTACACTCATGAAGATGTGACTGTTGATATTGAAAATGGAATTCAAGTTGATGTAGATGATGGTTGTATTCTATTAGTAATTGACATCTAATGACTTTACCAATCGATTTTATTGATAATGTTTTCAAGAACGTTCAGAAGCAAATTATTTCTTCTGATGTGAGCATTTCACTGCCAATTAAAGTTGGTATGGTTAGAAGTGTAGCTGATCTAACTGTTGATATCGAGAATGGTGTACAGGTTGATGTTGATGACGGTTGTGTCTTCATCATCAAAGATCTATAAATAAAAGAAAAACAATTGGCGTAAATTATGTCCACACTCAGAGTAGACAATATTAAATCGAGGACTGGTACGACAGTTACGATTCCAGATAGTCACACACTTGCAGTTAGTGGCAACCAAACTGTTACTGGTTCTCTGACTGTAAGTGGTGGTGGTACATTGACGACCACTGGTGCTGTCAGTACTGGTGCTCTTACCGCAGATAGTATTACCGTTACTAATGACTTGATTGTCAACGGTACTACCACAACGATCAACAGTGAAACACTTACTGTTGATGATAAGAATATTGAATTGGGTTCTGTTGCAACTCCAACAAATGCCACAGCGAATGGTGGTGGTATTACACTGAAGTCTGCTTCTGACCGTACTATTCTTTGGGACAGTACTTCTTTGAACTGGGAAGCAACTCCTGGTATTACAGTAAAGCATGTTGCAGAACACATGCGTACATATGGTGTAAGTACATCAACTGTATCGTATGATTATTCCTCAAATAAAGCCCAAGTGTTCTTCATGCAGGCACAAAGTGGTAACTGGACGTTTGCAATTTCAAATTTACCAAACACAGAGAATAGATCCTATACATTTGTATTTGTGACCAACGGTACTAGTCCTGGTTATCCAAATGCAATGACTGTTGGAGGTACAGGTGTTACTATTAGATGGTCAGGCGGTTCTGCTCCAACACCATCATCTGGTGGTGCTGAAGACGTTTTTACAATTACACTCATGAGACGTGGAACTGACAATGGTAATACTTCCGCTGGTTGGTTCGCATTTGGTTTTGCCTCATTAGGTCACGCTTGATAGGAGGTTATCATGAGTCCTTTTTTGGGTGGTTTAACTACATTTTCGGGTAATGTTGCTGGTGGTGTTCCACAAGGTACTGCTATTGGTGGTGACAGCAAAGCAACATCTGGTGGTTTCGTGAGACATACATTTACAACTGTAGGAGATCAAAACTTTACTGTAACTGGTACTATTACAGACTTAGAAATTCTTATCGTCGGTGGTGGCGGTGGTGGTGGTGCCGATAACGCTGGTGGCGGTGGTGCTGGTGGTGTCTTGTATTATGGATCTGAGACTGGAACTTCTACAGGAACTAATAAATCACCAAATGGTGCTGCATTAACACTTGACGCAGGTACTTATACCATTACTGTTGGTGCTAAAGGAACTGGTCACACTGGTAATTCTGATGGTTCTGGCGCCACTGCTTCATCTGGCGGAAACTCTAGATTTAGAAATACTTCTGGTGGAACAACTATTGATTACACTGCATTTGGTGGTGGTAGAGGTGTTTCATCTGATGGTAATGCTGGAACTGCTGGTGGTGTAAATTTTGGTGATACTGTTGGTTCCGCTGGTGGTAACTCAGGTAATGTTGAAAACAGTACTGGTGGTTCTAGTGGAAGTACAGGTACAGGTACTACTGGACAAGGTTTTGGTGGTGGACAAGGTTCTGGAACTGGTGGAGGCGGCGGCGGAGGCGGCGCTGGTGGTGCTGGTAGTAATGGTAGTGGAAACTATGGTGGTGCTGGTGGACCTGGAGTAAGCTATAGTATTTCTGGTACTGCCACTTTTTATGCCGCTGGAGGCGGTGGTGGTAATGAAAACACTACTTACTTCAGTGCCGTTAATAACGCTGGTAGAGCCTCTGGTATTGGTGGTACAACTAACGCTAGTTCAGGTGGTCGAGGTAATATTGATGCATTAAACTATGGTTCTGGTGGTGGTGGTCATACTCACTCCACATCCTATTCAACCCCAGGTGGTAACGGTAGTCAGGGTATTGTCATCATCAAATATCCAGAATCTTAACCCCTTGACAAGGCGGGAAAACCGTAGTAATATAAATAAATCAACAGGTTACGGAACGTAACGAACTGTCACAGGTTCCTAACGTTCCGTTTTTGTTGCAAAACACCCCGTAAACCAAGACCTCTAGGGTGTATAAATCACGTCTTTCATACCTCTGCTAAGGGTGCAGAGGAATAGTAACTCCACCATTTCCCTGATGGTCTTACTTATTTTTGTGTAAAACAATGGCTACTACTCTTTCAAGACAACAAGGTCAATCCTCGTGGGAGAATTTCTGCGAATGGGTTACCTCCACCAATAACCGCCTCTATGTCGGTTGGTTCGGCGTCCTGATGATCCCAACTCTGTTGGCAGCAACTATCTGCTTCAT